TAAAGTTGACTAAGACGGAAACATTATAGAAGTAACCGTTCCAGAAGCAGTACGAAATGTTACAATAAGACTAGTAAGCAACATGATTGCATTCAATTATGCAAGGAAAGAAAACCCAATCAAAAAAGTTAACGATTTTTCTATGACTATTTTTTCAAGTGAAATATTCACCGATGACCTTAAAGAAGATTTAAAACCATTCCGTAAATCTTCCAAAATTTCAGTATTCAAAATATAATAAAAGGAGTTGGATCCATCATGGTGAAAGTCCATATTGAAGTTAAAAAAGAATTGCGAATTGGTGACAAAGGAGAACGATTCAAAACAGAACTCCTTGATGAAGTCTCAGAAGAAGGGCTTCTACATATGGAATCAGTAACACCTAGAGGATACACTCATAGGTTAGCTAATTCCTATAGAATCAGTGAAAAAACAGAGAATAGCAGATTAATCACCAATGACCGAAAGTATGGTGTTTATGTGAATGAGGGAACAGGAATCTATGGAAGAGGTTCACCAATAGTTCCAATTCATGCTAGTTGCCTACACTTCTGGGTAGGTGGAGCCCCACTTGCAGGAACAGAAGTATTCACTTTATCTGTTAGAGGTCAAAAAGGTCAACACTTCGTTGAAAAAGGTGTAAAAGACATAGCCAATTCAGTGGAAAAAATTGCTCCAATAGTAGCAAGGAGAGTGTTAGGATGAATATTGTTGAAGGACCTGCAAAGGTCACACAATTAATCAAAGATTGCATCAATGCAGAAAGAGGTGAAGGAGGATTATTAGAAGAAGTAGTTTCATTCATGCCATCCTACCAATTCGACGATGAAATAGAAGAACCATTCATCGGATTGTTTGAACAGGAAACAACACCTGTAGTGGATGGAACATTATCTCATAAAATAGAATTACAAACTCCTTTTGAATTCATCTGCATTGTCTACGATGATGATGACATGGAGCAATCAGAGATTAAAGGAAAAAAATTAGCTTGTAAAGTAGCAGCAACAATCGCTCGACATTTCAAAAGAAAAGTCGATGATGAAACTTTACCAATTAAGAAAATCGTCCTCGATACAATTTACACTGCAGGAACCGCAGATGTAGAAGGCAAAGCGGACAGAGCTGTTGTTACAAGCATTAGAATTAGTGTTAATTATTACGTTGATTGGATGATTTGTTATAAAAATAATTTAAATGGTGATTAAATGGTCGACCGTGGATTCGGATTACAATTAGAAAATGACTATGGTGAAATAGTTGCAAAATCAGCTTTTGAACCTGATTTCTGGGTAGAAGCTGATTCTGTAGATTTCAAATTAAACGATGAAGCTATCACAAAAAGTGGTACTTCAAGAATGGATAAAAGAGCAAGAGCAGGAATCATGAAACCTACTGGTTCCACTCAGTTAGATGCGGACATGGAAAAACTTGCATGGTTCTTCAGATTATTCCTTGACGAATACAAATACACTGCAGGAGCATCTTCCGCAAAAGTACATACACATGAATTTTGGGGAGGAGAAAACAAAGAATTATCCTCCGCAAGAATCAAAGCCGTCTATGACATGCTTGTAAAATACATTTACGGAGCAATGGAAGAAGGGTTAAGCATTGAAGTATCTGATGATAGTGTAAGTATCAGTAATGATTGGATCTATTCAACAGAGAAAGCAGGTATCATCGGAAGTGCTGGTGAAACATTCACCAGACCAGATGAACTTAAAGAAAACATATTCTTAATGTTCTACGATGTAAGCTTAAAACTCAACAACAAAGCCCTTGACGGTGTAAGTACTGCATTCAGTTATGAGGGTAAAAACAACTTCGATGTTGATGGAACCATTGGTTTAGGTTCAAGATATCCTCAGAAAAGAGCGTTAGCAGGGAAAAGGGAAAACACTTTATCCATCACTACAAGTTTAACTTCAGATACCGTACGTTCTATTTTAGATGCGGAATATGGTGAAGTAAATGCGTTAGAACCTTCATCTTGTAAACTCTTACAAATTCCATTAGAAGTGAACATTGCATTATGTGAAGATGCACAAATTTCCTGTAAAATAATCTTCCCTAAATGTACACTCAATGTTGAGTATGATATGAGTGGTGCAGATGCAATTGAAGTAACAATGAACCTTGCAACATTAGGTTCTGGTGAAGTTACCCTTGCAGACAACAGTAAAAAAACAACTGATATGTACGTTAAACTCGTAAATTATCAAACTGAGATTGCACCAAAGGGAGATTAAACACCAGTAACTCTGTTAATACTTTAAGTGTAGGTAGTATTCCTAAAATGAATACTACCATAAACACTGAAACTGTTACTGGTGAAACTGAAGAAAAAACAGAAGAAGAAACTGAGATGGAGGAATCATAATATGGTATTATCAAAATCAGATATTATAAACGGTACTGACAGTTACCAGGAAGTCGAAATCAAAAGTGCAAACGATACAATATATGTAAGACCTTTAAGTATCGGTGAAATTCATCAAATACAAGAGATGAAAGACAAAGCATTAGGAGATTACATTGCAAATCAAAAAGGAGCTTCCAGAAGAAGAGTGAAAGAAACATTAGAAGCTCAAGCAAAAATCAATGTTGGAAAACAAACTGTAGCTTCCAACAAAGCAGATGTAAGAACTGTCCTTTGGGGATTAGACAACGAAGGAAACGATGACAAATACACTGAAGAAGACATTAACCATATGGACAGTACTATTTTTGAAGAAATCTTAGAACATGTTAAAAGAATTTCACATATGGAAGATGAAGATGTGGAAAAAGATGTAGATACCTTTCCTGAAGACGAATGAAAGTCAAGGTATAATATGGCTTGATTACTGTGGTTATCCGTTAGCAGACCACATTCAAGATTTAACCATAATACAAGAAATATTCCTCTTAAAAGGAAGATTAAAACTACATCAAGAAATGAACAAAGTCAAATAAAAACTATTTTTTTTATATTATTCACGATTATAGGGAGGTGAATTTTGTGGTTTCCAAACAAACAATTCAAGTACTAATCGAAGCTGAAGAGAATGTTTCCAAAGCTGCTAAAAAAGCTGAAGAGGCAATTAAAAAACTTGGAGATAAAGGTAACAATGCAATGAGTAAACTCACCACTATCTCAAATAAAGTACAAGGAGCATTCAGCAAACTAGGTTCTTTTGTAGACAGAGCAAGAGAAAAATTCAACCAATTCAAAAACAGTAGCGACAAACTTGGAATGATAAGAAGCACTATTAGTAATGCAGCTAATAGTTTCGGTCAACTAGTAAGGAACAGTGACCTTGCAGCTAAAGCAATGGAAAAACTCAAATCAGTATCCGATGGAATACAAGCAAAATTCACAAGTTTACAAAATAAAGTAAGAAGTTTTGGATCAAGTGTAAAATCTTCACTAACAAATGCATTCAGCATAAGCAATATCAAATCTAAACTAACCAGTCTTGGTGGAAGCATTGATAAACTCAAAGCAAAGATGAAAAGTTTAGCAGCAGAAGCTAAAAAGACTGGAGGAAGCGGAGGTTTAGGATTCCTTAAAAATGCAGCAAGCATGACAGTAGGAATGTTAGGTTATGACCTTGTAAATAGTATGATGGAATCAGCAAGAGCAAGCCTCAACGCAAGGTCAAGTATGCAAGCATTTGCACAGAGATTAAACATGAATGCTACAGAAGTAAGTGCTTACCAAAAGAGTTTAGATGATTTACAATCCAGTTTCAAAAAAATTGACATGGATGTTGTAGGTCAACAAGCAACAGATATGGCTTACAGGTTAGGATTGCCTAAAACATCATTAACTGAATTAACTGAAACAACTGCAATATTCACTGATGCAATGCAAAGAAACGGAAGAAGTGCAGAAGATTCCATGTTGGCAATGTCCGATGCAATGGACGGTCAATTCGTAAGACTAAAAGAAATCGGTATCGGTCAAGATGACTTAATGAGGAACGGTTGGGATGGAGACATCAACAACAAGACAGGTTTACTCAAAGCAATGAACAAGTCATTGAAGGAACAGCATTATGATGACCTGGCTAAAAGTGTAGATACTTTAGATGATGCATGGCAAGTATTGTCTGTAACAATGGGTAACTTACTCGAATCTATATTGGTACCATTAACTCCAGTTATTGTAGGAATTGTAACTGCAATTACTGATGTTGTTAATGGAATTATGGGTTTTGTTAATTCCTTGAAATCTGCTTTCAGTGGTTTGCCTGAATGGGCTCAAATAGGAATTGGAATTGCAGCTGTAGCAGTAGCAGTAGGTTTAGCAGTTGCAGCATTCGGAGGATTGGAAGCAATACTCGTTAGTTTAATAAGTTCATTAATTCCAGTAATCGTAGCCATTGAAAGTGTAAGTTTACCTTTAATTGCTGTTGTTGCAGCTATTGGATTAGTAGTAGCAGCAGTATACGAATTAGGAAAAGCTTTCGGATGGTGGACAGATGTAGGTTCAATGATAGATGCAATCGGTGCAGGAATCCAAAGATTATGGAATCATTTCATAAATCATCCAGATGTACAAGCAGCAATATCTGCAATCAGTGGTGCTTTACAATGGTTAGCAGGAGCAGTCGGAAATGCAATCAATGCCGTACTTGAATTCTTTGGAGTGAGTTCAGGTAGCAACTGGGATATTGTACTAGACATCATGAATGCTATTGGTTTTGTCTGGGATATGATAGCAGGTAAAATCAGATTAATCATTGGTGTTGTTCAATGGGTTATCGGTGCATTCGGAAACCTCGCAAGTACCGTATCATCCGCAGGTGCAGTATTATCTGAAATATTTGCTCCAGTATGGACTGGATTAGTTGAAATTTTCACTACAATAGTGGGTACTGTGATGAATATT